CCAAACGAGCGGCCTCTGTGATACTGCATCCATTTGCTACAAGCGCATCAACTAAGGCCGCTTGCTTGGCGGTTACTGGACGCACTTTCGCTATGTCATTCATTGATACTACCTATTCTTAACCCCCCCTTGTGTTCCCCCCCAATATGGATGGGGCTATTATGCTTGTCAACGCACAAAGGCAAAGCGACAGCCTGCTCGTGTCAGTCCCTTTCTGATGGCTGACTAAGCAAAGATTCCGTCAAACTGTTCTAGGGACTGACGTAGAGCAGCCGCGCTGCAGCCAGAGGCGGATACCAGTTTAGCCTGTCAATAGACCGCGAGGACGTTCATTCTCGTGCGTAAGCTCTGGTCAATTTTCTACCATGCTTTATCTCACTTCTTGGAGTTTTACAATGACCTACGACAGTGCTTTCGTCTTCAGCGGCTGGGCATCGCCAGCAGTTGGCAGCTTCGACATAGCATGTCCGCTTTGACAGCAACGATCCAGTTTGTATCCGACAGAATTCATGTGCAAGTGTAGCGGAGTACGCACACGCGCTTTGGATTCTGTCCTATATTCCCCTGCAGTAAACTGAAAATGGCAGCATCCTACAAAAAAGCCACTTCAAAGTGCATAAATCGTGAGGACTCTTTCACCAGCGCATCAATTTGCTAAGACATTTGGAGCAACTTCTGCGTTTTGCAAGACTAGGTTCAAGACACAACCTGTACCCAGACAGCGACGTAAGGCTGCCACAATCCCGCCCTGCCATCCAGCAACTTCCGTCTGGCTTGTTCCCCCTGTACTGGTAGGTTGTGCGTAGCTGGTTTGTGGTTGTGCGGACAGGGGGCTGGATGCTTGGCTTGCAAGTGTTCAGCCAGGCATCCCTGTTTGATTGACGGCTGTTCGCCGATGCCAGTTCGAGAAGACGCGCAGCTTTGCTGGACAGCATTGCGGGATGGTGGCAGGCCTAGTCTTGTTCTGGCTACAGAACGTATCTTAAACCTAGGCAAAACGGAGAAGTTGAAATGTCTAAGCAAATTGAAACACTGATAAAAGAGTACGATTTATACACTTTGAAGATGGCTGTAGCATGCTACCATTCAGGGGAATATAACAGAATCAACAAAGCGCGTGATGCGTGCTACACTAGCAATAATTCTATCGAATACAAACATGGTCTTATGCTAGATGTCAAAGCGGACATGGCAAGTCTCAGACAGCAACTGCTGGACGATGAAGCCACTGAAGGGAAAGGCACTATCGTAGGTGTAAAACTTTCCAAGAAGCTCGATATCTTCAAAAGCATGGAAGAAGAATTGGCAGAGCTTGAAGATACGCACAAGAATGACCGTGCGGTCTATAAGAAATTGACAGGCGAAACATGGAATCCGCCAAGAAAGTCTGGCTCCAACACGTCTGCAAGTCAGTCCGAGCTAGAACAGATTGACAAAATCTTAGCCAAGTCAGCCTAAGTATCAGAAAGGGACAGTCGATCAGGCTGTCCCTTTTTTTTGTGCTTATGACTATGGGGCAACACAAGGGAGCAGCGTATGTACCTGTTACAGTTCTATGATGGCGGTTTTTGGTTTACTTATGACGAGTACAGCAAGTGGTGTATTTGTAGAGCGAAACAAAAGCAGCTCGAGCGAAAATACCCAGCTATCAGTTGGCGTATTGCAAACACTGGCATAATGCCAGCTTAATGAATATAACTGTTGCACTTATGCAGTAGTTGTATTAGTCTTGTACATGGAGGTCAATATGTACGCAGATATTACACAACAGATAATCAAAAAGATTGAAGATGGATGCCCACCATGGTTGCGTCCATACAACAAGATGGGTGGCGGTCTACCACTACGCCACAATGGTGTACCATACCGAGGCATGAACATCATCATGCTTTGGATGTGTGACTATGACAATCCATACTGGATGACTTACAACCAAGCACAACAGCTTGGAGGCAACTTAAAAGGTCAAAAGTCACCAACCAAAGTCTTTCACTTTGGCACAGCCAAAGACAAAAACAAGGAAGACAAGTTCTATTCGTATGCCAAAGCATACTCTGTCTTCAATGCATCACAGATAACTGGCTTGCCAAATCATTACTATCCAAAGCAAGAGCTATACAAAAATGTTGATGAGCCAGACTATCAAATTGATAGCATTCTAAGAAAAATCCCTGCTGACATTTTGGAAGAAGAAGGATGCACGCCCTGTTACATTCCATCAAGAGATCAAATACGGATGCCTTGGTGGATGGATTTCTCTGATGGGCTTGCATATTACAGCACAATGATACATGAGCTTGTTCATTGGACAGGTCACGAATCCAGACTTGACCGCCTCGGTCTGAAAAACAAAAAAGGCTATGCCTTTGAAGAACTTGTTGCAGAGATGGGCGCGTCATTCATGATGGCACAACTCGGGCTGGAACCAACAGCACGAGATGACCATGCACAGTACATCTCATCATGGTTACAAGCATTGAACAATGATGTGAAGTACGTGTTCGAAGCGGCAAAAGTCGCACAACAAGCTGTGGAACTACTTAACGGTCACACAGCAGAAGATGTAGCTATAGCATAGGAGGTATATGTCATGAGCATCTTTCAAACCAAAGACCCAGTAGCTGAAGAAAATGTTTTACGTCAGAAAGTTGAACTTGTTCTCAACAGACAGACTGAAACATTGCATCAGCTAACAGCGATAAACAAAGAGTTAGACGCAATCAAAAAATCTGTTGCTCGTTTATCAGATGAACTAATGTATGCAAGCAAAACAAAGCCAATAATATCTGAGCAACTTGTGTTTGCTGATGGCAAAGAATCAACACCAGTAGTGAATGCTGTATACATGGCAAGTAAGCGTGACATTACACGCATGCAAAAGTTGCATGTCTTTATGGCTGGCCAACATCCTGTGACTATACACACAATGATGGCAGTCTGGTCTTGTTCACAAAAAGCAGCAGAAGCAACGCTATATCGGTTTGAAAAAGATGAGCGTTATGTTGTCATCAAAACAAAGACCAAAGGACATCCAACACTTTATACAATCAAGGAGGCATCATGACTTTACCAGCACACTTGATTGCACAGCAGGGGATGTTCGATTCCCTGCAAGTGCAAAAGCATCACCAAACAACCATTGATTTGGTGAAGGTTGGCACAGCACTTGGCAACAAGTTATGGCCTAACGAAATCATGACTGTTGCCGAATGCATTGTCGGCAAAGACACACCAGCATTCAACCATCTTATCAAGCATGCGATGGAAGAATACGAAAGACTAGCAGATGCAGAAATGGAGGTACTCGGAGATGGATACTGCACAAATCAACACGTCGGATGACATGTCATGGGCGAAGGCTCATGGGCTAATACAAACTCTTGTAATCAAAGAGATTGTTGCCCTTGAAAACAAAGCCAAATGGCATGACGAAGAGCATGAAGAGGAAGACTACTCGCACAAAGAAGCGGCAAAAATATTCCGCCGTGAAGCAGCAGTCTTACGTGATGCACTATTTATTTTGGCAAGAGGAGTCTAAAATGATAATTGATGATACACCCACATTGACTACTATTATCCGTAGAATGATACAAGACGAGATAACAAAGGTCATGAATGATATGCCAGCTGCTGTAGATGATGCAATATCCAATGTGTCTCGTGAAGTGGCTGAAGCAGTTATGGATGATAATCTTGATGATAAGATTACAGATTGGATGAATGACAATCTTCATGATCAACTTGAAGACAAGATACGCATTGTCATAGACTAGCATCGGCAAGGCCAGCCAGCCCACAATACTGGCTGGCCTTGACGCATTAGTGCAACTAAAGTATTTATTTTTTTATGAAAACTTATCTTGAACAATTAAACGAACAGGCATCACCAACTGGGATGAGATTGCTTGACTTCTTTAAACTATCTGGTGTGCCTACATCAACATACTATCGTTCTCTGGGTGGTCAAGAGATGCGTCTATCAACAGCAATGAAAGTTGAAGATGCGATCAAAACTTACACACTACACAAAACCCAGAGTGAATACGAATAGCTGGCAACATTTAGTTACAACTCTTGTAGCTATTCGCAATGAACGTGGCTATAGTCAAGAAGAGTTAGCGCATCGTATTGGATGTGCTGCATCTTTGATACACAAATGGGAACAATATAAAAGAGTTCCGTCAGGATTTATGTTTGTCTGCTGGTTGGATGCGCTCGAAGCGCAAATCGAAATCAAAGAAACTTGTAGACAAGAGAGGAAACCCAGCCAAGTGTGACCACTGTGGTAGCACAACTCATTGGTTTTCTATCATGGCTAGTGGTTCTACTTGGTGCGATGATTGTATGGAGTATTACGGATGGGAACATCTAGCCGCAACAAAGGAAGCTACCACGAAAGATGGTGGTGCAACTGGTTCACGGAGAAAGGCTGCGACGCGAGGCGGCAACCGTTATCTGGCGCGTTGGGAGGTGACTTCAAGTCCGATATCTCTATCGACGCCGAGCAAGGACGATTGGTAGCTGAATCAAAGTATCAAGCTACTGGGCGTGGTTTCTCTTTCTTAACAAAGACACACCAAACACAACCAGCAGATATTTATTTATTAAAACAAAAAACTGGGCCAAACTTTATATGCATTGAAGCATCACATCCATTGGCTGAAAAATTTGTGCGCTGGCTAGGTGGAGGTTAGCCTAGCCAACGCACAGAATGCGCACTTAGGGAGGTCAATCTTGCGCTGATTACAATCTGCCTAAAGTGTTTGATTCTGTCAAGCAACGTTGCTAATATTTAGATTGGAGGTCAATATGAAACAACGTAATCCAAACTGGAAACTGCCACGAAATCAAGTAGTTCCAGACAAGCGTGATAAGCTGCGCGAAAAACAACATCAAGAAGAATTGAAACAGGACGGTCAACCAGACTGGCAACAGGAGTGGTCTGACTTTGGTGAGGTCTATGATGATGACCCCACCCACATATAGCTATATCAACTGGGCTATCAAAGCTACATGTCCAGATAACCTGTCAAAATTATTATTGATTTGCCTTGCTAGTTTTGCTGACAACAAGACAGGCAAATGCTATCCTTCAATCTCGACCCTTGCTAATCGCACACAGATGTCCAGAGCAACTGTATGCCGTAAGCTAGAGTCACTTGAAGATGCCAATCTAATTGTGCGGCAGCGCACACAGTTTGGTAAACCAACAGTCTACCAACTAGTCTCACAGGGAGACAAAGTAGTCTCACACAGAGACAAGGTAGTCTCAGACGGAGACACTAACTTACCATTAACTTATATACTAAGCGAAGATTGGTTGCCGTCTGCTGAATTGATGAAGAAGATAAATGCACTAGCATTCAAACAAAATGGAGAGGTCAACCATGACATTGAGGTCATTAAATTTGTCAACCACTATATCTCAACAGGAGCCAGACTTGCCAACACAGACGCCGCCTATACAAAGTGGTGTCTTAACGCTGTCGAGTTCAATGCAAGAAAAAGCACTGGCTCGTCTGGTCAGTCCAGACACAAAGGTTCTACAAGTGACGAGCATGATCGAAGATGGGGTGAGTTCGTTAGTTCAGTTAGAAGTTAAACTAAGCAAAGACTACGAAGTCAAAGCATACCACATTGACCGCAACAGCCCCTTGCACAAACTGCATGAAGCACATGAGCTAGTTCTTAAGTCATTGGTTCCGTTACCTATTTCAGAGCTAGACCAACGCATCACTGCCATGACTTTACTGCTCACCATACCCAAAGACTTCTCGCCAAAAGTTCTGTCCGCCAAGCGACAAGCATTGGCGGACAAACTCAAACAATACCCAGCCGACATCGTTCTTGATGCGATTGGTTATGTTGAGCGTAATGTAAAGTTTTGGCCTAGCCTGTCAGAGTTTATCAATGATGGTGGCATTGGCTGGAAGTCGCGCCCAAGGTTTATGTTGCGTGACGAGTTGCAGAAATGCATTGCTTATCAAGAAGCAGTGTGATAAAAAAAATATGCGGCAGTCGAGACTGTACCTTGAAGAAAGGGCAGGCCGCGCTTTAGCAGGGTGTTTGACCTTATTGTTTGGTTATTCACCCTGCTATACAAAATAGATGGAGGTCTATATGGAAAGAAAAGGTTTTATCGGCGGGTCCGATATGTATTCAATCGTGCGTGGCGATTGGAATACGCTATGGCATGTCAAAACTGGACGCACTCAACCAGACAATCTGAACGATGAGTTCAATGTACAGCTTGGCATTCGTACAGAATCATTCAACATGGAGTGGCTTGCCAAACGTACTGGCTGGGATGTAATGCCAAGCCCAGACATCATACGCAAAAAAATATCTGGTGTTCCCTATCAAGCAAGAGCAGATGGTATAGCTTACGACAAAGATGGCATAGCTATGATTGTCGAGTGTAAACATACAGCAAGCTATCGCAGCATGTCTGATATGTTGGAAGCATATCTACCACAGGTACACTTATACATGCGTGTGCATGAGCTTCAGAAAGCTGTGTTCTCTGTCATCTTTGGTAATATATGGGAATATTGCATAGTAGACTTTGAAGAAGACTATTGGAAAAATGTCAGCACACAAGCCTATCAATTCTGGCAAATGGTAGAGTCTGACGTTGAGCCAGTACAGAATCATGCCAACAAAATTGATTGGTCTAACGTCAAGATTGATGGCCTTATCAAACGTGATGCAAGCAAAGACAATCAATTCATGGATGCTGCTCACAGATTTGTGAACTATTCACAACAAGCTAAAGAACATGAAGCTGTCAAAAAAGAATTAAAGTCAATGGTAAAAGACACAGAACGTGAAGTCTATTGTGATCTATTGACTATCAAGCGTGACAAGCGTGGTGCTTGTCGCATTACAATCCACTCTGACTAGGAGGTAACATGGCAGAGAAAAAACTATCCATTGCCGATGCATTTATTTCATGGCATGCAAAAGAAGTGAAGGCTAGCAAAGACGGCAAAAACCCACACTTCCGTTCAACATATTCTACGTTGGAAGAAGTGATTGCTGCTTGCCGCAAAGCAGGGCAGCATGGTCTGACGTTTACACAGCTAATCGATATGGATGATACTGGCCGCATGTTTGTCAAAACTATTGTCATGCATGTCAATGGCGAAGTGTTGACAAGCCGCACACCTATTGTATCACCTGACCTATCGAACCCACAAAAGATGGGGTCAGGCATTACCTATGCCAAACGCTATGGCTTGCAAGCTGCGTTTGGTCTGCCATCAGAAGATGATGATGGCAACAAAGCGGCAGAGCCAAAGGTTTGGAAAGAACCTATGCCGCACAATACCCCAGCAACTAAGCCATCTGAATTTTAAGGAGTGTATATATGGCATATGAAATGAAAGTCGGTAAAGGCTCAGCGTTCCCTGTACAAGAGGACGATGAGCGTCTTGGTGTTCCTATTCTTTCTGGCACAATCAACATAGAAGATTGGGTCAAAAAGATTGACGACCCACACAATCCGCGTGTGGTGTTATTCAAAAAAGAAATCAACGGCAAGCGTACACTTGGTGTGTATGTAGAACTTGGATTGCTGTGGGATAACGGCGACCAAGTTCCAGAAGGCAAGCCCAACTATTCTGGTTCGTTTGGCAATATGAAAATATCTGCTTACAAAAACAAATCACAAGCTGGAAATGACTATCTTGGTCTTAGTGTGTACGCGCCTAGCGGTGAACCACAAGGGCCATCTGAAATCCCAATGTCACCAGCCGTACCAATGAGTACAGGAGTGGATGATGACATACCCTTCTAATCGCACAACAACAAAAAACAGATACAATGCAACGCCCTACAAAGTGGGCGTTGTCGTTGAGCATTTTGTTGAGTTCTGTTTTTTTGCACAAAACAAAGCAGAAGCAAAACTTATTACAGAAAATAAATTACGTAAATTTAAAAGCCCATCACAACTAAAGACTGCTGTGCTGGGTGATATCCATTTCATTGAGGTCAAAGAAGTATGAACAGGGAGGATATATTAGCATTTGCTAGTCAGGCCGTTGCTGAACGTGGTCAAAACTACGGCAAGCCGAGCGAAAACTTTGAGCGCATTGCTGGTTTATGGTCAAGCTACACTGGCTATGAATTTAACATTGAAGACGTAGGCATTATGATGATGCTAGTTAAGATAGCTAGACTTATGGAAGCACCACATCATACAGATAGCTGGGTAGATATTGCAGGCTATGCTGCTGTTACCGCCGAAGCGATAGCAGATAGTCTAAATAATCAGCCCCTTCCTGTGGATCAACAAAGCAATGTGTCCAGTTTGTCGGAGACATTGAATGGGGATTAATGATTTGAAAAATAGCTTGTCCAAAGTTTTGTTGATCAAATCCTTTGACCATAGCATAAGTGTCATGGAACTTGTAACCTCGACAACGAGCAAGCCAAGCTGTTGCTTTCTTTTCCACGTTCTCGATTTGCGCCAAGCCCCAATTATGCCTGTGACCACTAATGTACAAGTCGGCGTGACCCTTGAACTTAGCCATTTTATTTTGGGCATGAAGCGCATTCCATTGGCTGTGTCCAGCCATGTCGTGCGCCGCATGTATTCTACACTCTCTGCCATTTGGAAACCGAAGACAGATTCTAGCCTCCCAATCTTCACGAATGGTGTGACCAGACGTAATCCATTTCAGCGGGTCTCCCGCGCCAGACCACATGTCATGGTTGCCGCCAATGAGAATAAGCGGATTCATCTCGTTTATCAGCCACTCAACTAACTTCCACGCTGTTTTGTGGGATGTGTCCTGTTCGCTGTACAATCGCCCCAGACGCCCAACCCAGTTATTCTGGTAGTCACCTACCGAGCATCCATAGATGTGCGTGTGTGAGGCTATTATGGACAAATGATGGCGTAATGAATCCCAATCGCAATAATTATCATCAACATGTGGGTCACCCAGCCATAACAATCCAATAGGATCATCTGACTGCATGTCTACATTATACCATTTTGTTGCGTCTTTATGAGCCTTGCGCTTTTGAAAACGCAGATGAAGATGATTAACTATGTCTTCAACAGGCAAATCATCTTCTGGTATTTCTGGTAAGATGTATGATTTTTGTTTTGACTTTTGCAGTTCTCGGTAGAACTTGCTCTTTGACATTCCTAAAGCATCTGCTGCTTTTTCTATTGTGCCAAATTCTTTGTATGCTTCTTCAATGTTATGTTTGCCCATTACATTCTAACATCATGTCACGTAAATGTTTACCACGATGTCCTACCTGATTAAACCAAAGTGAGTCTTCCATTTCATGTGCAGCTTTATCCCACATGCGGTCTTCTAATGCAGTTATAAATTTTTTGAATTGAGAAAACCGAGGCCAGCCCATATTAAATACCATTGATGCAATAACCATTTGCGCTGGCTCTGGCAAATCACGCCACCAATCCATACGCTCATCAAGTTCTGCAAAAACAATTTTAATATCATCGTCTAGTATAACTTTGGCAGCTTCTGCTGATATTGGCATCATCATGTTATGACCATAGCCAATAGTCGGTACGCCAACTGTGTCATGATACATTTCTAAGCGCAGCCCCTCATGTTGGGCAACGAGTTCTGTAAACTTTGCTATGTTCATTTTTTAAACATCTTTGTCAACTGCTGTACACCAAAAGACGCAGCAAATACCACGCCGACGGCAGTCTTATAGAAATCTGGCATTGTGTCAAGCGCAGCAAAACCACGCTCAACAATATCTTCATTACCAGTAAAAGCTAATATTAATGGAATACTTACAAGAATTGTTAGCCACTCGTCTTTCCACGATGATGATGAATTCTTTGCCTGTTCAAGATTCCATTCTTGTTCACCAGCAGCAACACGCTTAGCAACAGCAGTTTTAGCTTTTTGTGTTTCTACTTTAGACTCAACCCACGAACCAGCAATATTGGCTATCGGTGCTATTAATGCTTGCAACATATTATTTATCCCAATATAAACGCCAAATTTTCCAACCAACATAAATGATTGACATAACACCAAGCACAAGCGTTACCCACATATTCAAAGTGGGCAACCACAATGGCGCAGATATACCACCTGTTGCTATGATGAAATCATCAGGCTTCATTCACCACCCTCTTTTGGTTCTTCAACAGGCTTTGCTGCTGCTGTTCTTGTTTGCCCAGCAGCTAAAAACGATGGAGTTCCACTGCCTGTTTTTAAATGTGGCGGTGCTATATTGAACACCATGTTATCTAAGTCTTCCTCAGTTATGTCGGCATTGAGTTCTAAGAACGTCCATGTGCCATCACTAAATTGAATCTTAGCTACATTGTTATTAATCTCTTCTATTGTGTACTGCATTATGCTACCGCTCCTAAAAATGAACCATTTTGTGTAAGTGTGACATTACTGTAACCACGAACAGATGCACCAGCCGCACCGCCTCCTGCACCGTTTGTATAGTTTCCATTTACGCCACTGCCACCAGCTTGACCAAAACTCGCACCAGAGCCGCCAGAGCCAGCGTTTGTGCCACCTCCAGAACCAGATGATAAAGACTGATTGTATCCTTGGCCTACGCCACCAGTGCCTCCGTTTGAATAATTTGTAGTGTATGTAGTTCTAGACACAGAATACAAATAGAAGGGGTCATCATACGTTTGATAAGGGCCTTTCGAATAGTAATTACCATCATTACCTGTAAATCCAGTGGTTGTGTTAGCAGAACCATAATAATAGTTATTCCACCAACCAGACGCTTGGTATCCCATAAAAAGACGGAAAGTATATTTATAACCGTAAGGATAACTATATATAGGGCCTGATGTAGATGAAGTTGTATAGCTGCCCTGACCACCAGTGCCGCCACCGCCACCACCAGAACGAATAACACCATTGTTGATCAATGTTACAGCTACAGCAGTTTCAAAAGCATCACCACCAGCCTGACCAGCCGCACCACCTGCACCACTGAGAGTGCCATTATTCGTTACTGTAATTGCACCTGCGCCACCCGCTGGTATTTCTAGAGCTTCTTCTGACGTGCTTGTTGCGCCTAGCTCTACACCTGCGTTGATGACAATCTCTTTTGGATAATTAAGGTCATAGTCATCACCAAAAATAGTTGCTGCACTTTGATTGGTTGCTCCAGATGTAAAGGTAAATCTAAAGCCTTTAGCTGTACCAAGAAAATTTTGAACACTTATTGGGCCATTTGCTGGAACAGCAGCAGCAAGATTAACACCAGTATTATCATTAGCTTTAGCTCTTACATTAGAGCCACCACGGTACAAATCTGCAAATGAAATAGCAGAAGAACCACCTACAAACTCAGTTCGTAAGTCAGAAAAACTAATTGCTCCTGATGACGCTATTGGCATTATGGTGTTCCGTATGCTGTTATATTGTCTTTTGCTATTACTGCACCAGCAGTTGTAAGCTTGAAAACTTCAGTAGTGTTGTATTTAAACACCATGTCTGAACCATCTAAGGCCGCTGACCAGTTTGTTGGAAACGCTGCTACGTTATCTAAATTTGTTAGCTTAACATCACCGTTATTATCAATGAGGTCAGCCATTTGTCTTGCCTTTGTCATTTCTTACTCCTATCCAAAGACTACGAATTCAAGTACATCACCAGCAGCCGCACCACTTGCAAGAACTACAGTTGTTCCATTTGATGCTGTAAAGTCTGAGCCGCCGCCAATCAATTTTATACCATTCATAAACACTTGTATGTAACCAGCAGTGTAAGTTACATTAAATGTTGTTTGATTAGCTGTAGCTGTGGCATTGCTTTCTGTCATACTCAATGCAAGATTAAGGTCTTCATTGCCACCAGCATTTAAAGTGCTTGCAGTAATACCAGTACCAGCAACTAACTTATTACCTAGTACGTCTGCTGTAGTATCATTGCTTGTGATTTTTAATGTTCCACCGCCAGCAGAAGCCGCCGCTTGGGAAGCAGAGGCAGCTGCTGCAGTAGCTGAATTAGCGGCATTTGTTTCTGAAGTTGCCGCATTTGAAGCTGATGTAGAAGCAGCCGATGCCTGAGATGTTGCGGTCGAGGCAGAACCAGAGGCGGAAGTCGCTGAGTTACCAGCATTCGTTTCGCTAGTAGCTGCTGCTGTAGCAGAATTACCTGCGTTTGTTTCACTAGTTGCAGCGTTAGTTGCAGATGTATTTGCCTGTGTAACTAAATTATTAAGACTTGTTTCTTGTGTTAAGCTTATCTTTGTAAATACCTCAACATAAAGAACATCACCAGCTGCTGCTCCACTATTCAGAATAACATTGTTGCCATTTATGTAATAATCGTTAGAAGAACTACTGCCTTCTGCTAAACGAATACCATTTAAAAACACAAGTGTGTTACCATTTGCAACAATATTCATTGTGTTGTTGGCATCATCAGTCGTAAACGTTGTTTGATTTGAAGTTGCTGTAAAGATGTGGGTCGTTGTTAGACCCTGCAAATAAGCACCAGCAATTTGGAATGTGCCAGATACATAAACTTTTAATTGTGAATTACCTGTGTCATACCACAAATCACCTTCGCTTGGTGAATTAGGAGCAGATGCACCAGCAGAAAAAATATCATTAAAACTATTTATTGCAGAAATACTTGTGGCTGCTGTAGTGATGCCAGAAACGTTAGATGCAACTGTATTAATGTTTGTTGCGTTACCAGCAACAGAATTTACACTGGTAATATTTGATGCAACCAAAGCCAAATTAGAATTAACAACACTTATTGTATTGCCCATAGCATTACCATGAACTGTACAATAATATCTCAGTGAAGATGGAGCAGCATTATCAACATCTATCTGAACTTTTGCACCAGCTTGACCTGCCACTCCTGTTGTTGTTACGCCAGTAGTGTAGCTATTCCCAGAACCATCTTTAAAAGCCAGGGGATGTCCTGAGTTAGTATTGTTTGATAGGTCAAATATATAAGTATTGCCACGATCAAACGTTAATGTTGGGTTAGCAACCCCATCAAGGTAAAACACATTTACGCCACCGCTTTGTGCAACTGTAACTGTGTATGTAGTGCTAGCACCAAGAGCATTTGCAAGGCTTGAGATATCAGAACTTATTGCCGCCAATGTTCCAATATCTGTACTATCACCAGCAACTGTAGTGACATTTGCTGATATACCTGCAACAGTAGTAACATTTGCAGATATCCCAGCTACTGTTGTTACATTTGCATTTATGCCAGCAACTGTATTTATATTAGATGAGTTTGTATTAACTGCATTAATGTTTGTTTCATTACTGGCAACAGAAGTTATATTAGAATTATTACCAGCTACAGTATTTATGTTTGTAGCATTTCCAGCTACAGCATTTACATTAGATATGTCATTTGCAACTGTGTTTACATTTGCAATATTTGTAGAAACTGTACCAATGTCTGTTGCATCATTAGCAACAGAAGTAACTTGTGATTGAATCCCTGCTACAGTGGTGACATTACTTGAAATGCCAGCCACAGTAGTAACGTTAGCATTAATTCCAGAAACAGTGGTGACATTAGCCGCAATCCCTGCAACGGTATCAATATCTGTAGATATAGCGGCAATAGTATTTACATTGCCAGTTTGTGGCCCAGCTTCTGCCGCACCAGTTGTTGAGTTAAAGGCTAAAACTGTACCTTTACGAGAATCAACAGCAGGCAAAGTAAGTGTTGCGTCAATATCAAAATCAGTAAGGCGTAATGAACGGCTTATGTCATCTTGTAAGTCAGCTTGAATAGCAATGACTTTATCAAGCGCAGTGTTTAATGCAGCAACATCGAAAGGCCCAGCAGAAGGGAAGTCAGTAGTTCGTTCAATATCAATGGAACGAGTGATAACAATTTTGATGTCAGCCCCAGAAGCTGTTGGCACGTTTCCAGTAGTGAAGTGGATAAAACCTGTAGTTCCTGAAGTGTGTGCGACTCTTGATGCTGCATTATTATTATCTGCCGTTACATAATGAGTTGTTAAAGTTTTTAATGTGCCATCTTGATAAACATTCAAATCACCATCATCAAAGAACTCAAACGGCACAGTAAATACTTGCTGCGAATTGCCATCCGCAACTGTATATTCAATCCGTGGATCATTATCTGCTAGATTAATAGTCATTCTAGTCCCCTATCATACAAACTATAACTGCTCTACGCACATTATCGTCTACCGCCTATCATCAAATCACGCATGTCATCACGGATAAATGGCAATCCTAGAAACGGTGCATTATAAAATAGCTCTTTGTTTGCATCTGTATATCTGCCATTAAGATAATCATTAGCAGCCCTGTAATAAGACAAACCTAATCCAACAGGCGCACCAAACGGCTCTGTCAAAGAATCCCATACACGGTCTTCTCTGTTTGGTGATACATACCGTGGCTCAATAAAAAAGTCTTCTGGCGTATCAGCAAACCCTGCAGCAAGAGCCAAACCCATGTAACCAATATCAGAATAAATGCCTGTTATACCTGAGTGATCTATCAAACGTGCAATCATGTCAGGTGTTTCATCTTCACTATTCCACCAGTATCTGTCTTTTACTTCTAGTGATAAGTATGCCAAACCAAGAAGTGAAACTACACCAGCTAATCTATGTTTACGCATAGGATCACGAACAGCAGTTAATATTTTGTTGTTTGCACCAAAAGCAAAATTCATAAAGGTAAACGGCAAAGTCATCGCTTGGTTTTCAATACGAACAAACTTAACTGATGCTGTCGATGCACGCTCATCAATGGCATACAGATTCGGGAACTGTTTGCGCATCATTGCAAAAAATGGATTATCTTTTAAATAAAGAACGCCATCCATAATTAATGGCTTGTCAAAGTTTTGCGCCATGACAACAGCATTATCAGCATGAGCAGCAGTAGCTGTTTGGTACTGACGCAAGAAAGCACGTTGTTGTGGTGTTTCTCTAGGCCACTCATCAGTATTCGCTAAAAAGAAATTATCAGCTTCTGCACGCTGCACAGGCATATCATTGATATATCTGGCAAGGTCTTCATCAATACCGTATCTAAACAAATATTCTCTGTCTTGACGGTCAATGGTTTTACTTAACAACTTCTTTGACAAACGAATAAATTTATCATTGATAAGAATTTGATCAAGGGTTTTGAAAGTAACTGTAAGAGGGCCAAGAGCATTTAATGTATAGAACAATCTATTGCCAAATTGCATAAATTGCTCCATTGGTGTCATCGTATGTTGTTGCAGTGAATCATTAAGAACACGCAACTGTGCTTGTGCCATTGAAACATCAAGTGCAGTGTTTGCACCTGCTGCATCTGTCAATACTTTACCTCGCAGCACACCATCAGTAAGCATTGCCTTACCAGCCCGAACAGTGTCAACTAAGCCATGTGCAAGAACAATAGTTGCTGGGTCATTAAGGGCAGATTGCCCTGCACCACCAAGATATGTCCAACCAGCATACCCTTTAGAAAAACGTATTATTTGTTGATCAAGGCGATTAGCATCACGAGTCAACAGACCCATAGCCCTATCATATTCAGAAACAAAATCTTTACGTAATTCTGCAACCTTTACTTCTGACAACCCATGTTTTCTACCTGCTGCCTCAACATCTTTAAAAACCTCATCTGGTGACTTGCCACCAAAAGCACGAGAAAACTCTATTTTGCGACCCATCTGCATTGCATAAGTTAGCAATACTTCTGGTTTTTTAATCATTACATCAGCAACTTCCCACTCATCAAAATCAGTTTTACGATGTGCGAGATATTTAGCACCACCTAAATTTCCACCAAAGTCTGACTCCATATCTGCACCATCTTCATCAATAATACGAGATATAGTTTTTGCTGCATCGTTATCAGCTTGCTCACGATGAAAAGCCTCATCCATTTTAGGATTGTCCTTCATACGACGTGCAAAATATTTATCTGCAAGTCGTTGTTGAAATGAAGCTAACAACTCCTCATCGTCTTTTAAAGCTGGCTTGTCATAAAAAATAGGGAAACGATAGTTCTTTCGTGTAGGCATCCCAAGAGCATCATGCATGCGACTAGCAAACGTAGTTTGAAAACTTATCTCACGTTGTAAATCTAATATTTTTTTACGTTGCTTTGGCGTGCCTACTTTTAAGCCGCCCTCCAACTCATCAATTTGTTTAAGTAAGTCAGCCATCTCATCATCTAATTTTTTGATGGCAGCTAATTGTTTTGCACTGTATGAACCATTCTTACGCACATTAACTTCTATGCCGTCAAGAAACTCTGCCTTTTTTGCATACGCTTTTGTAAGACGATCAAACAGTTTTGTATTATAATCTTTTACTGACTTTTCTATATCACGCAGAAGCTCCATCTTGGTGGCAATTTTATCCTGTGCATCAAGAATAGCTTTGTTAATAAAGTCATCATCTTTAATTACACCAAAATGACGAGCATCAAAGTTAAACCCATCAAAAAACTCTTTAAACAAAGTAAATGCTTTCTTTTGCTGGTCAGTTACACCAGCCATCAATGCTTCAACAGCTTGTGGATTTGGTTGACCAGCTTGCAGATATTTCGTTACTGTATCTTCAAACCATTCATTGTATGGTCTTTTGCCTAAAGGAACAAAATCAGCAAGATGTGTGTTAAGTAGGCGGGATGCTTTTTCTACACCTTGTTCGCCTTTTCTAAAAGCAGACACTTCTTGTGCATGCAAGTCTTCAAGAGAACGCATCAAACGCATAGCATTGCCAACATGACTTTGTATGCCAGCAGTAACAGATTGCCCAAGTGAACGTGCTTTTTGCCCCTCAACAGGCACACTCATATTGTAATTTAATAAATAAAAATATCGCTTGATGTCATCGTTAAAATCATCACTTCCCATGATGCGCTGCCCACGACTGCCAAACGAATTTTTAAAAGTTGTAGTATATTCACCACGAGAGTTGGCAAATTGAAATTCTCCTGTTTCTTCATTAATTGTATCAGCAACCTCTTCACCACGCATTCTTGCTCTAGCTTTACCGATACCAGAACGGATAGCTGGCAACATATTTACGCCAAAACGTAAGCCACCACCAAGAAACGCACCCATTGCTGTTTCCATAGCAATGTTACTTACAGATTCGTATGGGTCATCACCAACAGCAAAAGGCGCACGCCTTGCTTCTGATGCTGTGCCATAGGCTAGACCAACACCACCAAAACGAGCAGCAGAACTAGTAACTGTTTTACCCAGTTTGAGTACATTTAAGGCTGGCACAAAAGATAAAAAGAAAAGCGGATCACCAACTGTGCCGCCAGCAAGTTGTGATGTAAATGGTGCATCACGCATAATTTGTTTGCGCTGTAATGCGTCTGCAAGACGCCCTTCAAGATAAGCTAGGTGGTCTGCATTCTTAGCACGCACAAGGTCTTCAGCATAAGGCAGGTACTCTTCTGAAATATGGTCAGCAGCAACAAATCCCTCTTCAAAAGGCACATGAGCAAATAATGCTGACTCTTCAACAGATTCAATAAATGGCATATTGTTGTATGCAACAGCAGCAGTAAACCCCTGCACCCATGTTGGGTCTGGGGTTGCCATATATTCTGGCGGCATGTGATGTACATAATTCCGATGACGGCGATTATATTCAATCATTGCTGCGCTCTTTGCATAATAGCATCTAGCTGTTCATATTGTGAATCCCGTATCCTTGCTTGTGTCGTATCAGCATTTAATAAGTCTCGGAACTTTTGTTGTTCTAATGCTGCACGCTGACGTAAACGCATGCCTCTTGCTTTTAGTATGGCATTTGCATTGACATAAAGAGGCTGCCCTCTATCGTCTATAGCCATCAAACCAGACTCTTTATGTATAATTAGATACGTGCCTTTTTGTCTTGTTGGTGCAAGATAGTGGGTTTGCCCCAACATATTCTTTCCGCCACCAGCAAGTGTTGTCAAAACAGAATCCACAGCGCGGTCAAATTCAACTAACTCATCTTTGCCCATAATTGCTTCTGGCGCAAAACGAGTCTTCATAGGCTTGCCTATTTCAACAGGCCTAAAATAATCTGTTGTTGTAAAGATTGTATCTTTAGATTCTTTTAGTATTTGCCTTGCGCCATCTATACCATAAAAAGCTATATATTTTTCAGTTAATGGACGGAAGAACTGTCGCTCATCTGCTGTAATATCTTTGCCAAGAACAGATTGCAAAAACCCATCTAATGTTTTTTCATTGTCATTGCCAGAGTTTTCTAACTCAGCTTTTACTAAAGCTCGTCTTTCAGCAACTGGTTTTAAATTAAAGTCAGCAGTTTTTTGAAACCACTCTTCCATTTTAACTGGTTGCATTGAAGATGAATAACGACCCATTGATTCCATCAACAAAACTGTTTCATTACTTAGATTGCGCTGCAATCTTGTTTCTGTGCCAAAATCACCAAAGTCTCTTGTCATGGTGTAATACATATTTAAGGCATTACCTAACTGACCTTGTGCAGTTAAGTCTGCCAAAATGTCAGGAGAGAATATATTTGTAATCTGTGCTGGCAACATAGAGCGACCATTTATCATTTGATTCAAAGGTGCGCCTTCAGCAAACAACCCTGCTTCACCTTTGCCAAACTCACGCAACACATCAAATGGAGATTGAATGCCAACAGAAGTAAGGTAATCACCTGCCTGTTTTGCAC